GTAGACTCCACAATGAACCCCGATGAGTTTATTACTCAGGGCTCCGTCGGATGGGATCCAGGGAGACCCACAGTATCCTGGCTTGGATGTACCGTAGGCGTTCCACACTGAACCGATTCCGATTATGCGCTCTCCATGATGGGCTTTAAACACCTCCTGATAAGTCAGATCCGTGTAGTGATGTTCCTCAAAACTGCTAAGGTTAGGTGTAGGGACTGGGACTTTAACCGTAGTGGTGCCCTTAAATCTCCTTGCCTCCTCCACAGTCGGGAAATACTTAACAAGTGACTTGCATGCCGGGAAAGCGGTACCGAAACTAACAAAACAGACATCTCTGTCGTCTGCCGTTCCATCGCCATGCGATCCCAGAACATAAACATTCTTCGCAACAACATTCACGTCGTGAATCGTGGTAACACCCCTAACCCTTCGCGTCAGCTTAAGATTAGGTTTATTGACCAAACTCATAACAATGTGAACGTTCATCATTATGATGGTTCCGTGTACTGCGATTCCTGTCTCTGCTCTACCCTCGTCATTTCCAATGATCACTATATTATCTCTGATTTTCTCATAAGGACTGATCTGGTCTGTGACCTCGTTTCCAATGGCGTGTGTCTCTCCGTAAACTTCTGATAGTGTCTTCACACCGGTGCGAGCTTTAGGTTGAATAGTCTTCTTTCCTCCTCCCGGAGAATTGCGGTATTTACCCTCAAGGATTCCCTCATCAAGGAGGGATGCCGAGGGGGTCTTCTCGCCAAAGAACCATTTCTTACCTGCTTCAACACCAGCAGCAAACACGTAGATGCTCTGGATAAACAAAAAGATTTCGATAACCGAGCGAAGAATGATGGTAAGCTCAAAGGTTACGTCTCTCTCGTATTTCCCGAACAAGTCGAGTTTCGTGGTAAACCAAAATTTGACGTCCCACGAATCTGTGATGTTCAAGAGAACCTTGCCTTCTCTATTCCAGTCAAGCCACATGCTAAATCCTCTACTTCCTCGCACGAATTGCTCAAGATCGTCGAGCATGGTGGTCCCAATGTCTGGGGTCGGGACCGTAATCGTTGCGAGTCTTTGGAGGTAATAGACCAGTCCGGGGTATCCTTCATAACTTTGCCTCTGGAGAAGGCTCAATCCGATAAAAGTGAGTTGTTCTGATTCGGTAATGTAATGATGTTGGTCCAGAATGTGCATAATCTTGTACCAGTCACAAAAGGCGTTCGCCCTAATGAACCAGTTAATCGTACTATATCCAAAAACGGGTGTCAAATCCAAGTGGTACATTCCATTGACCACGGTGATCTTCGGCAAGGGGCCTGAATTAGCTAGTTGTTTCAAAACGGTTTTGTTCAGTTGAAGTCCCTTGCGATCGTACCACGCTTTAGCTTTCTCGTAAGATTCTTTGGCTTTCTCAAGGCAATCACCCAAGTCGTGCAGATCTCCACCCTCCTTCATGGGAAGATTGGAGAAACACTCCTCAGGGCGTGCAATCGAAATTCCTTCGATCAGACCAGTGTCAACAGGTTTGTTAGCTTCCTTCATACGGTAGTCAATTCGTCCTGCAGTCCGCGCAATTAAATCGCGGAATGTAATTTCCCCAAGTACTTTGGGCGTGAAATTACTGGTCTCGACCTCAAGAATACGAAGTTCGAACCTCCAAATTTTATCCGGGTCCGTCTCCTTCGCAGCCTTTGCCTCGTCAATTCGTCCAGCCCTGTCACGACAAAATTCAGGTCGAACCGTCACCAGTACATTCACGTCAAAGACGCGATTGTTGCAAGCGACCGGGTCGGTCATCGTAACAGTTCGAATAGTGTCCGTCTGATTCGTGGTCAGATAGATCAACTCCGAATTGAACAGTGTTCCTTTATCTTGCAAATCTGCCATAGACACTTGGAACTTAGCTGTTGAGACAATCTGGGGGAAGTTGAGCATGTCTTTCTCGTCTTTAAACTGTCCAAAATCGTCAATAAGGACGGCGTGCTGTTGAGCATAACCGTCCCAGAAATCAGACCGAGCATTGACTTGATAAACACTCTCATTCCTATCCCACGTCATAGTTTGACAGACGTTGGGGTGGATGAACTTCGAGATAAGCGTCGTTTTTCCAATTTGTGATTGCCCTGCTAGTGTCAGGACTGTGGGTCTCGTACGGAACACGGTGTCCCGCGATTGCCTGCAATGTGAGTACATGGCGTCTATGCGCCCCAAAATTGTAGGTAGCATGGCATACCGCGGGAGATCGCGAACCTTGATGAGGGAACGCCACAATCCGTTAGCTTTAACTTTCAGAGCAGTAATTCTTGATCTCAATCTATGCGATGTCAACCGTTGAG